GACCAGTAAGGATGCGTTTAATATCCTCTTTAAGGACATAGGCACGGTGCTTGGTAGCACGGGAAAAGGTTTCGTCAAAGTCGTGGAAGTTACGGCCAATCCTGTTGCCCACGGTCACGTTAAAATTACCTTCACCAGAATTTATGGAGGCAATGGCGTTGCCGTCACCGCGGTTTCTAATCCAAGCCGAGGTCGGCATAGGGTTCTTTAAGTTCTTAGTGTTCATCCTTACCCCAGCGAAGTACCAGCCGGCCTTTAGGCGGCCCACTCGGTTTTGAACAATACGCTTATAGGAATCTAGGGATTTCATACCCTCTTGATCGAGAATCCAGACCTCCTTCATGCGCTGGGACTTGCCAACCCTGTACGGTACGTCGGTGCCGCCGCGGACTCTCTTGTGTACAGCCTCAAGCTGCGACTCGTTAGCAGACCCTAAGTAATGGATAGCCCTAGAAGATTTGACCGACTTTTCCATTGCAGAAACAAGTCTATTGTCCGAAAGCTCCCAGAACGGGGCGTTGAAGATGCGGGCAAATTTACCGCCCCGGTAGGATGGATCACGTTCTTTCTTCTCAACAATCCACTCGCGGAACATATCTGGGTTCATCGAGCTGGCTACGTCTCGAGCCGAAGCCTCCGTAAGGGGCATAAAGATGCGGTCGATGTCGCGGCCTACGGACGTGCGACCTTTATCCCTGGCCTTGTTACCAAAGCCTCCAGTACCGCCGGTACGGGTAGTCATTACCGATTCGCTGAACGGGGGCGTGAAGTTGACCATGTCCTGGCAGAACAATCGAGCCGTCTCACGCACTACCTCTGGGAGGGTGCGCTTGCTCATAGAGGCATAGGCGCTCATAAGCGTGTTGAGCTCTTTGACGTCCCAAGTAAGGGCCAGCCCGACTGCCGGCGTCTCGGCCATTACTGGACGAGGGTCTGCACTCGGCAGATAACCCAGGATGCCGGGGGGCGGTTGACGACGGCCACCACTCGGAAGTCCTCGCCGTTGAAAGTAATTACGCTGCCGTGAGCGATGACCGCGGAGTGCAGGACATAGTCTGTACGGATAAACTTAACGTCATAGGACGTCGAGGACGTGAAGCCGCCCGTCTCCAAATCCTGCATAAGCATAGGCTGAGACATAAGCACGTTCAAGGCCACGGGCTCGGAGCCGGCCTTACGGACGGTAATCGCCTTGGGGATCTCGGCAAGGATTTCGGCGGCGTCCGCTGCCCATTCATCTTGGATGGCCATCTTGTTTTTAGCCCTGTGTAAATGAAGAAGCCCACCCCCCGAAGGAGATGGGCCTCTTTGCATTTACGCGGCGGGGTCGTGCGCTGACCCCTAAACTTTACGCCCGATTAGGACGTGAAGGCGATACGCTGGAGGGCGGCAGGGTTACCGACAGCCGAACCCGTGAGCCAGATAGCCTGCATATTGTGCGTGCCCATCTGCCAGTTGTAGAAGTAACGGAGAGCGAAGGTGAAGCCGCTTTCTGGGTCGGTCACGTTCATCTGTTCGCCACCACCCGTGGTCGGCGAGGCCGGCACGCGGGAGACGATGACTAAGCCTTCCTTACAGGTAGCGATACCGTTGAGGTATTCATTGAAAGCCGTACCCGAGGTTGGGAAACCGTTGTACTCGCTGACCGAGAAGCCGTGGAGCTTCTTGTCGATAGCGTTGTTCTGGATGACGTCGGCATTACCGTACGAGAACGCCTGGGCGACGGTCGGATCCTGCACCAGTTGACCGAGGCCGTCTGGGGAGAGGAGGATGTGACGATCCTTGTGGGGAAGGTTAGCCTTGGTGAGGGCGGTCGCAGCGTTGGCGACGGCGATACGGTTGAACGAGGACTTGGCGCCGGAGTAAGCAGCGGTAGCGAAGTTAGCCGTGGTCACCTTGGACAGCACGCTGTCGAAGAGGGACTTCTGGACGGCATTGGCCACAGGAGCGAAGAACAGGCGACGGAGGCGTTCCAGCGAGAGCGTGGAGGCTTCAAAGTCGGTGAACGCCAGGTCAACGTAGTCGGGCTCTTCGAGGGTGATAGCAACGTCGGTCGAGGTGGCTGCCGTTGGGACGAAGCCGTTGGCCGGGTTGAACTTGGTCGAGGAGAACGAGCTGGCGTAACGGGTGTGAACCGTGGAACCACGTTCAGCGACGTAGGCGCCGAAGTCGGTTACCGCGATCTTGGTCAGCGGAACGAGTTCGGGGACGAGGGTGCGAAGGGATTCTTCGGCGACGAGCTGGAGGGTTAAGCCTCCGATGCTGTTAGACATATTAGTATATTATGGGGTTAGAGTTGAAGAAAATTACGAGACGTTACCAGTCACCTTTTCGTACTGGCTCTGGGAGACTTCAGTACGGTAGCGATGGGTAAAACCGATTTCATAAGCCATCGGGCCACCGGGAGGGGAGGTTTCCGTGAGCTTGATTTGGAACGAAAGCGTGGTGACGCCGCTGTTTGCATCAGCGTCAGCAACGATGTCAGCCCAGTTGTCGGTCAACAGGGTGCCGAGTTCGGCGGTGAGGGTAGCAGGAAGTGCCATAAATTAGGAAAGTTTGAGGACGCGGAGGATGACCGACTTGTTACGGTCGAAGAAGGCTTGCTTCTCCTTGGTGCCCTGCTTCATAGCCGACCACTCCTGGACGATTTCTTCGTCGGTCTTGGTGGCGACAGCGCCTTCAGCGTGGCTGATTTCGACGGGCTCAACGCCGGCAGAGGCAACGATCTCGGCGGCCTGTGCACCAGCACTCTTCTGGTTAGCAGCAATACGGGCCACATCTTCGCTGGCCTTCTTGGAGAGGGCTTCAGCAGCGGCCAACTTCTCTGCGAGTTCCTTATTAGCGGAAGCAAGCGAAGTAAAAGCGGTTTCCTTCTCGGTGGCGACAGCAGTCAGTTCAGCCACTTTGGCTTCGAGTGCGTTGATAAGGCCAGCCTTGGCTTCAACCTCTGCGGTCTTGCCGGTGAAGGCTTCCTTGAGGTCGGTGTAGAGCTTTTCGAGGGTCATCTTGTTTTTAGCCAAGTGTCAATAATCAGCCCTTGCCGTCCGTATCAACGGGGGGGCAAGAATCGTTAGGAATATCCTTGGGCATCTCTTCATCTTCGTCCTCATCTTCATCGGATTTCTTACCCTTCTTTTTCTTCTTCAAATCCTTGATGGGTTCTACTTCTTCCTTTTCGCCCTGTTCTGGGCTGACGTCCGCGGCATAGGAACCAGCCGATTCAACGGCCGGCTCCTGGCGCTCGAGGTTGGCGTAGACGTCCGCACCGATGTGCTTGAGTAGATCGTCGAGGGTGTCTTTGATGCCCGTTACAAGCATCTTGGCTGCGGCCTTACGGCCAGACCAGCATTGCCCCTGCATATCCTCGTCCTTGGCTAGGGTGCGCTTACGCTTAACATGGGAAATAAACCAGACGTGAGTTTCGGCTACGTCGTCTAGGAAGAGTTTTTCCTGCTCGGGCGACATCTTGGTGCCTGGGTAGCCAGCACCCTTAGCCCAGCCGGACTTGAGCAACTTCATCTCGTAGCCTTCTTCGGCGTACGCCTTGGACTCGTCGAGCACAGGGATGTATACGCCGATGGAGCCAACGGTCGATGAACCGCTGACATAGACCTCATCACATTGGCTCATCAGCCACATCGAGCCGGAGCACGACTGGGAGCACGTCCAACCGATGGTGCGCTTCTTAGCGTTGAAGATGCGGTTGGCCAACTCTGGGACGCCCGTGACGGTGCCGCCAGGGCTGTTAAAGTCGAACAGGATGGTCTTGATGTTCGGGTCACGCTCCGCTTCCTCAAGCATCTCTTCGACGTCTTCTACGTCGATACAGCCCATGAGTTTTTCGAGCTCCGTGAGTTCGGAACCGATGACGCCGCGGACGGGGATGATGGCTAAGGAGCCGGCCTTGATAAGCTCTGGGGGCTCGCCAAAGATCATCTCGAGCATATCCTCGAGGTCGTCGCCAGCCTTACGGGAAGCGGGGTCGAAGGCGGTGACCTTGTCGATGTATGCCTTGGCCTTATGCCCTTCGATTAGGATGGGAGTAAGACTGGCGAAAGCGTTCTGGATGTTGCTCATTGGTTATTCGTCCGCTGGGGTTGCGGTCTTGGGTTTTACGTTGGGGTCGTCTACGCTGACTTTCACCTCTTCGCCGTCGTCCATATACGACATTTGGTCGCCTGGAGGTTCGTCGGAGAAGGATGCGTTGACGTCGGCGATGTTTAGATTTTGCGGCTTGTAGATAGCCGAAGGCTGGATTTCGTACTCGTCGGCCAGCTGCTTGATGTACGCCTTCTCGGCCGCGTTCTCTCGGAGCTTTTCCTTCGGGTCGTCGCCGTTCTCGAGGTGGAAGTCCGTGATGGACTTGATGCCCGTTTCGATGTCGAGGCGGGTCTGCTGGGCGTCTCGGCCGGCATCGACGGTAACGCGGCGAGGGGTCGTCCAGGTCACTTGCATAAACGTATTGATGGGGGGCAACTTGCCCTCCTTGATGGCCTTGCCGATGACGTAGCCCCACACAGGGGTTAGGAAGCGCTGGATGAGCACCGACTGACGGTGCTGGAACTTGCGGTCAGCCTTGGCTACCACGAACCTCATAGTAACTCCCCCTGCCTTGGTGGGATCGTGCACAAATTCGTACGGGAGCACCCCTGCGAGCGAATCGCGGATGAGGTGCTCGATGAAGCCCGTGAACGTGGCGTTCGGGCGGTTGGACTCGAAGGACTCCAACTTCTCGCCTGGAGCAAGGGCAATGGTCTTGCCGCCGAGGAACGTGGATGCCTCGTTGGGGTCGGTTAGGCCGTTGTTGCCGTAGTCCTGCGGACGCATCCCAAAGGCTTCAAAGTCAGACTGGCTGCCGTCGAACTGGGCGTTCTCGCGGTTGATTGTGCGTACGACGTCCGTGTTCGTTTTAACTGCAACCTTCTCGAGCGAGATGATTTCCAGCATATCAATCAAATTATTGATCGAGTGCTGAAGGGGGCTGTAAGCACGGGCGCCAGAGGCCAGCTCGGGCTCGTACAGGTGAAGCATTGCATTTGCCGGCACGCGGCGGCTGGAGCCGTCCGAGCGGATTACATTATAATATTCTGGGGCACCATAGGGGCCAAAGAGGATTCCATCCACCATACCGGGGGGAGGGGACTCTGACGATGGGTTGCCGACCTTGTGCGACTCGATGACCTGTAGTTTCGGCATCCCGTCCTTGCCCTTGGTCTTAACCACAAACACTTCGCCGTCTCGGTCGATAAGGCGGCAGATAATGTGCTGAATCTCGAAGAACGAATAGCGGCCAGTAATGTCGGTTGCTCGGGAGCCCCACTTCTTGAAGTAGGATTCGGCCATATCATCCCACGCATCGCTGCCAGACTGAGCCTGCACTTTGATGCCCGAACCGACTGAGTACATCGCAATATCGGCGATGACCTGTCGGATAAGCCCCGCATTGAGTTCCAACCAGCGCATCCGGCGGGTCGTCTCCATGCGGTCGAAGACCGTCATAGTCTTCTTAAAGTCTTGCGGCCAAGACGACCAGATCCAGCTCCGCTTATTGCTGAACTTCGCGGACTCGAAGTTTGAGAAGATGCCAGGGCCGGTCGAAGCCTGCTGCTTGAGGGCAGGGTTCACCTGGACGCCAGGGGCAATCTTCGGGATTTTAGACGCCCTACTGGAGGGCTTCTTAGGGGTCTTTACTTTGCGCATTAGAGGCCACGGAAATTGTTCAGCATATTAATGACCCGCGTCTTATCGATCGCACCATAGCGTTGGGGGTCTTTCACTTGCAGAGCATAGCGTGCCTCGAGCAGGGTCGTTTGAATGGTCATCGGGAACTCCTTGGTCACCGAGGTGCCAGAGTCCGAGTATTCCATCATTGTCTTGCCCTGCTTGAGCAAAACGACGGCTGTAGCCACGATATCCTCGATATCGGAGATTTCTAAAATAAGAAAAATGCCTTGGGCACGAGCCATCTTGCTTTTAGCCCGATGTAAAGGGGGCTGACCGCATCACGACCATGCTATCACCAGAGCCACCAATGACGCCCCTAACCGAGATGCGGCCAGCCTTGCGCCGATTAGAGTAACCTAAATCGACACGTCAAGGGGATTCTGTCGATTCCTTGACTGGCTTCTCATCTTCCGGCGTAGGGGTCGCACCGCGGTTCTTACCCTTACCGATAAGCTTGGCCATCATTGCCGGCAGGATTCCCATGACCTCGCAATCCCACAAGTGATTCGCACGGTCACCAACGGGCACCCAGATCGGCGTGCCTGCGTTGTTCTTGGTGCGGTGCTCGGACTGCATCTGCTTGCGGTACTCGTCACCCGCGTCCTCGGGGTAGGTGTGGTGGCCTGCACGACGTAGGCGGGATAGGGAATCCTTAAAGACCAAGTTTGAGAAGACGTACAACTTGCACGACTGAGCACCAACTTGGATGACCTTGGCCCGCTGGTAAGGTCGGTAGGCGACCTTGATGCCGTA